AACGTAGATTAGCCGCGGCTTGCGCGTCTTGTAAAGCTAATTTTTGTTTTAGTTCCGCTTCTTTAAACCTCGCATCAAGAGCTGCTCTTTCTTGTTTCAACTGCATGTCTAATTGGTGTTCCTGCATCTTCATTTGCATTTGAGGAGAAATCCCCTGAACTTGCCCTTGATCTAAAGCAAGTTGTTGCTGTTGCTCGTTGGCCACCCGAATATCCTGTTCTACATCTCTTTGGAGATTTACAACTGCTTCTCGCAAAAGATTCATGGCGAGTTTAGCCTGTCCAATTTCTTGCTGCTTTGTTTTATCGTCGACAATTTTAACGAGGTGTTCATTCGAGTGCTCGTATACCATGGTAAGGAACATCATGGTCGCTTGCTTGTCCTGAATCTGATTATTCTGGACAGCCTGAACAATCGGTTGGGTTTCTCTCAAATGAACTGCCAAATGAATTGCATGGTTTTCATTCGGCATTACCGTTACTTGTCTGCCGGCCTGCATCGAACCATTTTCAAGTTCAGCAATCTTAGCGTCGGCAGGAATACGATTTTTAACATTTGGGTTAGGCAAGTAACGATCAACCTGATCGTATCCTACGCGGGCGGCCACGCGGTCGCGCACGGCATTGATCTGACCCAATTCATCAAACCGCGGGAGCATTTGCATGAACTCATTGAAGGCTGAAAGACGAGCGGCCGGAGAACCTAATCCAACGGCTTTTACAGGATCAACGTCATAAACAGCTTTAACTGCTTCCCAAGGAACTCCACGCTCTTCCAATCGGCTACGGAATTTTTTGGCTTCGGCCGCGCCCTCTTCTCCTGGGACCCATGTATCCCGCTGAAGTCGTCTGAATTGTTCACGTAGCAAACGTCCCCAAGGAACGTAGAAAAGATTCATCGAGTTGGTGGTAAGTATTGCCTCGTTCGCAAGCTGTGCTTCTACTTCGGTTGCAGTGCGGGGATTTCCGGTAGGCGCGTTCATCTGAGTCCGGTAAGACCCGGTATTGCTCTGGCGAACCATCGCCATTTCGTTTACAATCGGCTGAACGTTGGCGGCCAAATTAGGATACTGAGTCTGAACAACATTTAATCCTGGGGGTAAAAACGAAAGAGGACCCGAGTAAGCCATCGTCATCTTAGAAACATCTTCCGCACTTTGTGGTTGCAACAGAACGGAAGTCTGCAACATCGCTCCGTCGGCCATAGCGCAACGTAAACGATTAGTCATCTGGATATGCGGGAAAATCTTGTATCCAAGACCGCGGATAGAATGATAAACTCCGTTACCTATTCCGTAAGTGAAAATGTGGAAAGCTTCGGAAGCCGACTTAAATCTGTGGAGTCTTTTGAATAGAAAATCACCAGACCCATCGCGGAGCCCAATAGCGTGGGAATAAGTTCCGTCAAACTCCCTGACGTAATAATGAACTACATGAACTTCGCGTGACCGAACATGGGCGAAATACAAATCATTGGCTTTAATCTGTCTCTGTAGCTCTTCCCAATTAAAACCGTCTTGAGGGAAGGTGGTGGTAGCATTGCGTATCGCCTTCCGTACTTCCTCTACATTCCATCCAGCTTCTTCTGCAATTTTTGGATTTTCGATGTACTGGAAGAGTTCGTGTACTAAAAAGATTCTTCGAATACACGCAATTTCAACTTTATCCTCTGTGGCAGGGGTTCCGCGGGGGATAAAGAAGTCGCCAATAGGACATACAGTCCACTGCCAATTTCGTTCGTCTTCGAAGTAAGCAATCCCCAAACCTTGAGAAACAAAATAGTAGGACAGAAGTTGTTGCTTGAAATAAAAACTGGGCCAATCTTTTGTCAAAAGACGGGTAAACTCTTCAGAAATAATTGAAGCGTACTCTTCGCGTTGGCTTTCATCCCCGAAACGTGTTTTAACATTAATCAAACGATCGACTGAGGTGACAAGATCATTGTATGAAGTGAGTGCTTTTTCCAAGTCAGCTCCAGCTTCTCCAAAGTTAAGGTTAGCCCGATAACCTTGGCCCAACCTCCGCAACACCACGGGGTCATAGGGGGCCGCCCCGTCAAACATATCCATGATCCTAGTACGATCCCGAGCTGCTGCCTCGTCGGCCAGATACAAATTCTGGTATAAAGAGTGCAGACCTTTATAGTCGCTAATGCGGGTTTTAGGTACTTTCCCTTTTTCGCTTATTGTTAGGAGATCCGAATCAGGAACGGTATTGTTATTGTATTTGGGTTCCACAAGTCCGACTAGTATGGGGGAAGGCAATATTCCTGTCAATCAGGCTTTTTAGGCACTGAGGAAAGAAGATTCGGAAACGGCCTGGTCGAGCTTACGGGCTTGCTCCTGCCAGGTAGCCCTTAACTTACCCCCGACTAAAGACCCAGCATGAATCCCAAGCTTTTGTCTAGCCAGATCGAGACCTAAAAAGAAGGCGTCGGCCAAGTCGGGAGACTTTCCCAAACGTAACTTGTAGTCTCTTTTGGGCTCTACTGTAACCTTTCCCCCGGCAGTTGTATTATATTTTCTGCCAGTCATCTCTTTAGCTAAATCTGGTATAATCCCCTTTAATTGCCCAGACCTCATATACTCCACCCCGGAAAACCACAGTTCTGTAACTCGATTCGTATACTTATCTAAACCACGAATAGGGTTAGTTACGCTGACGGGAAGTGTCGAGGCTTTTTCACCAAACTTGATTCGCAAGATTCTATTTGACCATATTTCTGATAAGATATCGCAAAAAGGATCTCCGGCGCCAGTGGCGTCGATAGCCACTCTTTCGGGGGGAATCCCGGCTTCTTGGCAAATACGCATCACCTCTTTGGCAATCTGAAAGTTTCGTGGCTCGGGTTTAGTTACGTCTTCACGAAGGCTATGAAACTTATGGAGTGCTACCGCTGGACCGGACTCCTCGCTCTGCCCATATTTAAGGATAGCCAATACCGATCTATCTCCTCCGTTTGTAAACGCAGGATCGAATCCGGCCAGGTAAAGAGGAGGATTTGACCATCTTGGCTCTTTAGTGACATCGTATTTCCTGAAGTCTGCTTCTGAATATATACCTTCCTCTGCCCCGACGGGCGCGGGGAAGCTACGTATGAATCTCCAGAAAGACAGGGAGTTCTCGCCTTCGTTATCAATTGCGTATTTAACCTGCTTGGAGGTCAACAAAAAAGGCCATTTATCGTCATGCTCAATATTTGGTGTTTTGATACCGTCGAGATGAATACACTTCCCAGATTTTGTTTCCCACTCTTCGGAATCTACCGTAACCGAGTTCCACCCATCTTTGGGTGTAGAGAATACTCCGAATGGATCGTATTGAGAGTTAAAGTTTCCTAAGGCAACGCATTGGAATTGGGGATTCGCGTTTAGATTTGATATGGCTTCGAATACTGAATTGGTTACGTCCGTCGCCTCATCGATAATCAAGAACACTCTCTTATTCTTCAAACCGATAAGTTTTGCTGTGGCTTCCTTTTCTTTATCTGGGCTTGACGGAACCAGGGTGATTGAGGAACGATCCGATGCTTCGCCGGATTCGGATGCGTCAAGGACAATCTTTCCCATGGAGTCCACTAACTTTCCGGGGAGTCCTGGTACTTGCATATACCTCTCGCGAATAGAACCCCATAGACGTTTACGAGCTTCTCGAACGCTGGTGGTCGTGACAAGAACAAGGGTTTCATGCGGGGCACAAAGCCAGTTAACCAAACCCCACATAGCCATTGTGGAAGTTTTGGCAGAAGATTTTGGACCGGAAATAGCTAAATAGTTTTCTTCGCAAGCACGTTCAATCATCCAATCAGCCCAAGGATGCCAATAAAATCCATTTTTGTTTTTAGTCTTGTGGTAAGGCCAAAGCAGATTAACTACATTCTTAAAATGTTGGGCTTTGCCCAAGCCTCCATCTTCGGGCCTTAACCCAAGTTTAAAGGCGAGCAATTCTATATCAAGGTCTCCGGCTCCGTCTGGCCAGGACTTTCCATATTTTTCTATAGGCAAGGAACTACTCTGCATAATCACTTGACAGTTGTCAATTTGAGTTCACTCTAGCCAGCACGATGAACACACCCTTAAAAAATGAACAGTTGTACAAAAGGCAAAGTCGGAGAACGTGAGTGGCGCGATGTCCTCAAAGCGAAGGGCTTCGAGGCGCGGCGCGGTCGCCAGTTCTCGGGCAGCCCGGAATCGCCAGATGTTGTCAGCAACCTCCCTTTTCACTTTGAAGTCAAACGGGTTGAGGCACTCAACATTAATAAAGCAATGGAACAGGCCAAACGAGACAGTGGCAAGAGTGTGCCAGTTGTGGCCCATAGAAAAAACAAGTGCCCGTGGCTTGTTACGATGGCTGCGGAAGATTGGCTTGAACTAGTTCGTGAAAAGCATTCAGACGCTTGTTCAACTCCGCCCGTGGCAGGAGAAATCAAAAAGTATTATACTTCAGGCAATTCAGAACCACTCGATCGCGCTGGATTGCTCTGATACTGGAACGGGAAAAACTGTTACGGCTTGTGCTGTAGCAAAAGAACTTGGTTTTGAATTCGCCATTATAGCCCCCAAGATTGTACTTCCAGCTTGGAAAAGTTGGTGTAGCACTTTTGGGCTACAGCCAAAATTTGTGCTCAATTATGAAAAGCTACGGACGGGTAATACAGAATTCATAACTAAGCTGGCGAGCAAGCAATGGAACTGGAAGCATAAGGGAAAAGATTTCCTTTATATATTTGACGAAGTGCATCGTTGTAAGAGTTACAAATCTCAAAATGGGGCAATGCTGGAGGCCGCGGCTGGGTCAAACGTTCTCATGCTGTCTGCTACGGCCGCTGGAAGCCCGTTAGATATGCGTTTTACTGGACGACTTCTCGGACTTCACAACGGAGTGGATTACTTTAGGTGGCTCCACAAAAACGGAGTCGTTAAAGCTCCGTGGGGAGGGATGACATTCCGCGGGGGTAAGCGTGTGTTGACTGACATCCACTCGAAGATATTCCCGGCCAAGGGCGTAAGGATACGGATCAGCGAGCTTGGAGATGCTTTCCCGAGTAACCAAGTCAATGCCGAGGTGTTGGACATTTCGCCCAAGATCGGTGAGCTTTACCAGAAGGTTGAAGAAGAGATTCTCGAGCTAAAGGATCGGTCTCGTACAGATGCAGACCCGGAGAATCCATTGACAAAACGTTTACGAATGAGGCAGGAAATTGAATTGCTACGAGTGCCGGTCATTACGGAAATGGCGGAAGAGTTTATTGAGGAAGGAAAAAGCGTTGTTTGTTTTATAAACTTTAGGCAGACGCTTGACGCAATCGGTGAGCGAATGAAAAAACACAAGCCTGTTTATATTCTTGGCGATCAAACGACCGATGAAAGAGAGTCGGCCATTGCTTCTTTCCAGGCCAACAAATCACATTTGATTATCTGTCAAATCGCTGCTGGTGGCGTGGGAGTAAGTCTTCACGATCTTCACGGAAGACCAAGAGTTTCGCTCATTAGTCCTACGTATTCTGCTGTTGATCTCAAGCAAGCTCTCGGTCGTATTCACCGCACGGGAGCCAAAACTCCCGCGCTACAATACATCCTATTCGCTGCTAATTCGGTTGAAGAGGAAGTAAGTAAATCAGTAAAATTGAAACTTCGTAATATTGATTTGCTGAACGACGGCGATTTAATCACGCACAATTAGCGCTTGACGATTTCGTTTTTGGGGTCACAATCTACGGCACGCTGATGGATACACAACACGCAAGATATAGCCCTAGCACCCTTAAAAGCCGGGAATTATGCCCAGGCTACGAACCTAAAAGGGACGGGGAAGTTCATATTGTTACACAGCGTGGGACGGCTATGCATTACGCTTGCGAAATGTCTGACTTTTCAAAACTAAGCGCTGATGAGACCAAGCTTGTTATGAAGTGCTTGGATTATATTGAGCGTTTGCGAGCGGAGTTATCTACCGATGCTTGATCTTAAAGAAATCAAACTAGAGGTTTTTGATCAATGGGGTTTTGTTGACCGATTGATGATTCGTGGGGATAAAGCTCATCTTATTGATTACAAGTTTGGTTTTAATCCTGTTGACGACGCCGAACACAATGCTCAGATGTGGGCGTATACTCTCGGTGTTTTTGATAAACACGATTATATCAAAGAAGTTACTGTACACATTTTACAGCCTCGTCTAGATCTTATCTTTACCCACACATTCACCCGTGAGGGTGACTACCAAAAAATACACAAACGAATAAAAGGAATCATCGACAAATGCAAAAATCATACCGAAGCCGATTACACACCTGGGGATCAATGCGTTTATTGCCACAAACTGGCAGACTGCCCGGCAGTCCACGGAGCCACCATGCAGATCGTTAAAGCTTATGACATGGCCCACGATGCCAAGTTGCCTGAACTATTTCAGCCTAGCCAGTTGTCCACGCCAGAGCGTAGGGCTCAAGCCCAGCGTATAGCGATGGTCATGGAGGCTTGGTGCTCCAGCGTTCGCAAACATAATTTAGAATTTGCCAAAGAGGGTGGTGAAATCCCGGGTTACGGATTGAAAGAAATCCAAGGCCGTAGGGAAATTAAAGACTCTCAGAAAGCTTGGAATTTGGTGAAAGATAAACTTACTCCGGAGGAGTTCAGCTCCGCCTGCGAGATTAAGTTCACAGATTTGGCCGATCTAGTTGCGGCCAAGGCGCCTCGCGGTCAGAAGACCGTGGCGAAAGAACAACTGGAAGATGACCTCATCGTTGCCGAAGCAATGACGCGTGG